ACAGATGCGCCTTCAGGAGCATTTTTAAGAATACTCAATACTTTAGGCAAGTCTTGCCCTAATGCCTGAGATGCAATAGATGCCGCCTTAACTTCTGCCGCAGATGGTTGTGGTTTAACAAAAGCCTTAACTGCTTCAATACTTGGAAGACCCATCCGTTTACCAATATCTGATTCTGTTACGCCTTTTACAAGTGGAGTAAGTAAACCCCTACCTGTTTCAGTAACTTTTTGTACAACAGAACCTATATAAGGGGCAACAGCACGACCACCAGCCTCATAAGTAGCACCTTCTAATATATTACCAATAGGTTGAGTAATTGCCTCTGCGCCTTGTCTAGGTTGTTGTCCACCAAAGTAAACATCGCCTAGTTGCAAGGCTTCTTTTGCTATTCCATAACCAAGACCAGCACCGCCAACCATTCCCATCGGGCCAAGTGGAGTGCCAAGAAGTCCGCCACCTGCCGCTCCTAACATTTCAACAGTTGGCGCAACCACATCACGCACATTACGATACATCGTTTGTGCAGAAGTTGGAGTGGGTGGGGTTTGTGAAACAGGTGCTTGTGCAGGTGCTTGTTGTCTCATTGAACTAGCAATTTGTGCCAAAGCCCTAGCATCCTCAACATTTCCTTGAGCATCAGCATTGCGTAATGCTTCAATTACTTGATCATAGGTTGCCATATTGCTCTCACTTGTTTAGGTATTTGTTTACCAAGTCATCCGCAGACATAGGGGTTGCCGATGGAGATGGAGTCCTACTTGGAGTAGGAGTTTGACCACCTTGGGACTTATATTCATAAGTAAGGTCAAAAGTATCTTTAACCCTTCCAGCAGACGCTCTTGTTTCTGAAGCCGCTTTCTTTAAAGCCGCTTTTAAATCTGATGCGTTTTGAGTAAGTTTTAATGGCGCAAAAGCGTTGTTTAATCGCTCGCCTTCAGCATTTGAAACATTGCCTAATGCGCCGCCAGTTGGTGAGGCATTTCTTAAGTTTTGTAATTCATTAAATCCACCTCTAGCAATAATTGAGTTATACAAGGCTTCTGCGGCACGAGCCTCTTTAGTAATCGCTGGAGTACGTCCACCAATTAAACCCGTAATCCCATCCAATCCCTTACTGTCTGCCAAAGTCTCTAAATCTTTTGCTAGTTTTTCTGCGCTAGTTTCAAAAGATGCAACAGCAGTTTTAGCCTGTGGGAATTTGGCTTCACGCAACTGAATCTCTCTTGGCGATAAACCTTCCATTGCAGATGCAGGGGTCATCTTATTTGCAATTGCAGTCGCTCTATCAACAAATATTACTTTGTTTGTATTTGGATCGACAACGGCAACAGGAGGTTGCTCTGCACGAGGTTGAGCAGGAGGTCTACCTGCCAAAGCACGAGCCGTAACAAACTCTTGATATGAACCTTTAAATCCACCGCCATCAGGAGTTTTAGCAAATTGATATTCAGCAACCATGCTTGGTGGTTTATTTTCTGCCTTAGAAGTCAATTCATTAAGTTTTGATTGATATGCCGTATTAAATTCTTCAGTACCTTGTGGAGCAATAGAAGACGCATAAGCGGCGGCATTACGAACTTCAGGAGTTAGTTTCTCAGCAGTTCTTTGTTGAATCAAAGCATAATCACTTTGTGCTTTACGCAAGTAATCAGTTAACTGCATAGCACCTACTTGATCTCCTGCTTTAGACAGTTTCTGAATTGCAGTTTGCAAAGAAACAGGATTATTTGGGTCAACATCTTGCATTACAGCATTTCTTATGCTGATTAACTGCAACTGTGGGTCTTGACCACCTAAAGCACCGCCAATTCCACGACCTAGTTGTGATGCACCAGCATAGAGCATAGAACGACCAAAAGCATCAGGAGACATTTGCCCCAATGATGCCCCTTCTTGTAAGCCCTGTTGAGCCATTTGCTGTTGGTACATCTCAGGAGTAATACCAAACAATCCACCTACGATATCTGTTGCCATGATTACTCCTTAATAATTTGCGTAGCCTAATGGCACATAGTTACCATAAGCATCAACTGTTGGCGACATCATCCCTTGGTTTGTTATACCGCCCGTTGTTGGTGCAGAAGAAGTCAACCAGTTAGCCAAACCAGCACCCAATGTTGATGTTGGGCTTCCCAATCCACTTGCTATGTATGCGCCTGGTCTTGTCGTTGCCGCTGGAGATGTCCCATAACCTGCCGCCAAACTAGCACCTGTAAGTCCTAAACGACCTGCATTAGCACCTGCACCAGAGATTGATGTACCCAAACCAGTACCCAAGGTAAATGGTTGTTGTGCCATGTTCTCTAAGTTACCAGCCTGACCAAACAATCCTGCACCATAAAGAACTTGTTGCTGACCTGCTGTTTGAGCACCTGCCGCCAACTGAGCATCTTGTTGTGCCAGTGCGTTGTAATAGGCTTCTAATTCAGGATTAGCACCCATCAAACCTTGTGCGCCACTTGGACGCAAACCAGTAGAACCTACTGATAATCCACCACGACCTGTTTGGAATTGTTGGTTTCTTATGTTTGCCAACTGTCTTTGACGACTTGGATCAAGTAAGTCATACTGTTTAGACAAATAATTTTGAGCAACCTGTTCAGGGGTTTGCGCTAGGTAACTAGCACCCAAGTTCAACAATTGATTTTGAGCAGAGGTAATCTCAGGTGCGGCTGTGTATCCTGCACTTTCTAATTGACCAGTAGCAGGGTTAATATTGAATTGAGATGTGCCAAAGCGTGTTGTAACACCTACTGGACGGAACTGTGAACCAGTAGTTGCTGAACCTGTTGCCGCCAATAAGTCTTGTTGTGCTTTGAGTGCCGCATCCCTAGATGCTTGGGTTTGCATCAAACCACCAGCAGTCTGCAATCCACCTTGTATTAGATTAGCACCTGAACTTCCACCAAGCAAAGATGATAAGAAATTTTGTGCCGCTGTTGCAGAACTACCACCAGCCGCCAATGCCTTTTTTATTAAGGCTTGTGTAGCCGTATCTAAAGATGAAAGAATACTTGAATTTACATCTCCAGAACCGCTATAAACTGATGGTTGTAATCTAGCAATTTCTTGTGGAGTAAGATAGTTTCCGCCTGGCCCAAAGCCTTCTCCACCAGTCATTGCATTTGTTAAATCAACACCGCTAGGCAAATAAGGATTTTGAGCAAGAATAGTGTTATCTTGAACTATTGCCTGATTAGGATCATATCCAGAGAAAAAGTTTGTATCTGCCATGTTTGTCGCTCCCGTTGTTCCATTAGAACTTAATAAACCAGATGGTGTAACTTGGCTTATTGCCGTATTTGTTAAACTACCTGCTAATGATTGATCTAAAGGCTTACCACTAAGTAAACCTTGAGTAGTTCCACCAGCCACATTTCCTGCCAATGCAGAACCTGTTTCAGCCCCAACTGCGCCACCAACTTGTGTCCCTGCATAACTTATGGCGGCACTTTGGAGAGCCTTTTCTGGGCTTTGTCCAGCATCTAAAGCAAAACCAGCGTTTATATAAGGTATTAGATATGTTTGCCCCGTTGCCATAGCAGTTGCTATCGCCGCAGTCTGTAACGGGTTATCCAATGCCGCTTGAACAGTTTGCTCAACCGCTTTAACAACGGGTTGTACTACTTGCTCAATAACTGGTTCAACAATGGGATTAACCACAGTCTCCACGACTGGGTTGAATACTGCACCAATAAATCCACCACAACATCCCATGTTATATCTCCATTGACATTAAGTAAGGGTCAACTTTTCGTTTTTCATCTTTCTTAAAACTAACGGAAATTGCTCCTGCTGTCTTTGCTAGTCTTTCTGCCGTAGTTGTATTGTCAACATACATCTGCAACAAGCGAATATTTGCTTTTTTCATAGTAGCAAAGAATTCCTTAATTGCTTTTATGTAACCCATTGCATTACCACCATTGACAATATAAAACAATGCTGAATTACCAGAAACCTTATAAATAAACATACAGTCACCAGAACGAACGGCAAATGAGTTTTTCTGTTTCAATGTGCCATTTATTTCAGCAACCATTTGTGCTTTTGTTGTATCAAGATTATTATTCTTGATATGGTTTGCAACTATTTGTTCTGGAGTCATTACATTGTTCCATTCGCAATGATGTTGCCAATTACAGTCAAGTTACCAGAGGAATCTATTTTTGCCACAGGCGTAGATACATTGTAAATATATAAGACATTGGATGTTTCAACAAACGAGAAGTTTGTAAATGTTCCATCTGCTTTACTAGTAATGGCAGTCTGAATATTTGTGAACTCTGTATCAATTTCAGAGCCTTTGACAACTTTAGCCGCATTACCAGAGGCAAGCGAGTCTTTAGCCGCAAAGTTGGTGGTTTTTGTGTAATTTGCCATGTTATTTCCTTAAACCAATTTTCCGTGTTTAGCCTGAATTTCAATCTTTTGGATGCTTATTGACGAACCATTTATCTGAACTTCATAACCAGTCTGTACAACTTTTCCAAAACCTGACGCTTGACCTATCAATGTTGTCAATTGAATACCGCTTGAATAGTAAGCAATTGTTGTTGCGTTACTTCCATATTCAGCAATTCCGTATTCAGCAATGGTGCTAGTTCCAATGTCAACTGTGCTTGAGTAATACTGACCACTAAAGTCATATCCCCACTTAATTACAAAACCTTGATTTGTTCCACCAATAACAACAACAGCAATCCTTTTTAGGATAGATGTAATATTTGCATCGCCCAAATCAGCATAGTTGGTGTAATACTGAAACCGATAGGTAGAGGCATGATCTAAATAAGTGCCGTATTTACCAATGTAGCCATTCTTGCCAATCAATAAATCACCATTTCTGCGAGACAGCAATGCACTTGGTTGGATGCTATCCCAAACTGTTACCCTAGATGATCCATCTTGTAACTGAGCCTTTGTATCAAATACATAGACTTGTTTAGCCAAAGGCAAGGTCAACAGATAGAAAGCATTTACTTCTGAATAAACAGCCTTAATATCAGATAAGTTTTCACCAGAAACATAACCCATTAAGTCATTACGCACATTCTTGGACAAATCACGCAAAGGTGCTGATTTCTCTTGAATAGTACGCATTAGACTACGAACACCTGAGTTTGACAAAAACACAATGTCTGAGGCGGTTGTAACGATGGTATCTCTTGCTAAACATCCAATGTTGCCAATAGAGTCACTCAAAGTCAATGAAGATGGTGTTGTTGGGCTTGAATAAACCAATATCTGACGCTTGCCAAAGATGATAAGAAAGCCGTTGTGTGCGCCCAATCCCATGATCTGATCAGAACCATTAGGCCAAACCTGAGCAACATTCAATGATCCAGATGTTCCACCAGTCCAGTTGTGTCCTGCCAACAAATCAGAGAAAGTAATGGTTACATTGTTTGTTGTGGTATCAGCAACCCACAAGCGACCAAATGCAGATATAACAATATTTCCTAAAGGAACAGTACCTGTATATCCAGTCTTCTCTGAAACTCGTCTATATGTAGTTGTACTTACAGCAGGGTCATAGATCAACGGGTCATAACCAGACTGAAAAAAGTAGGTTATTCCATTTAAAGAAGCACATTGCCAATTGCTTGCAGTAATGGTTGGGGAAGTACCCCCTCCCCCATAGGTCAATTCCACAACAGCATTAGAGCCATCTAACTTGAATAACTTGTTGTTTCCAGCAAATAAAACAGTCAAAGTGCCATCTAATTGCACTAATTCATGGATTACTTTAACATCATTTGATCCAAGATTGCCAGATGATGAATTAACCCTTGACCAACCTTTGCGTGATCCAATACGACCATATTGGTCAATAATACAGTTAGTAGCAATAGACGCATAACCCGCCTCTAATGTAAGAGGAGAGTCTTGAGTATTCAACCCAAAGAAGCCTGGGGCTTGAACACTAAAGGTCTGTAATGCCTGTGCCATTACACCGCCTCAAACGTGTCGTTTTCAGGCGATCTAGCCAATTCCAAAGCAATCAGGTCAGACATACAAGACTTGTACATAGCAAACGCTTCTGAACTGCTTAAGCCACCATCCTCACCACGCTCAATCAATGCCCTAGCATAAGCACCCAAAACAATAGGTTCTTTTGCCAACAAGGTTGTAGATGAGTCTGTGGAAAAGTCTGCTTCTGGAACAATCAAACTAAACCGAATACTGTATACAGCATCAGGAACAGGCCAAAAGTTGACCTTAATATCGCCATTTGTATCTACACCCTTAATAGAGTAATACATTGGCAAACCTTTTGTAGGGGTTGGCGTTGTGTAGTAGAACGAGTCGTAATTGGCATGAGATAAAGGTGACATTTCATAAAAACTAGTGATGTTAATAACATCCATAGTCTTATAACGAACACCAGCACCCGTAATGCTATATGGGCCAGTTGTATTGGCAATAGTGTTTACAGTAATTGGGGTATTAAAGGCATCCCAATCGTAAGCATCAGAGACTTGACGCTTTGTATCATTGATGAATTTACCAATAAGACTAGAGAATGTTGTTTCAGCAACAGTTGTGACTTGTGGTTCACGCATACGAACCAACACATCATTAACCAATTCTAAATAGGTAGGTAGAGCCATAGACTACTTCTTTCCTTTATTTCTTGTCGAAATCGCTTTTGCTTTTGCCTTTGCGTCTGCCTTAGATGATGCACCCCATGCTTGCAGAGAAAGTAGCAACCTAGTAGGTTTGCCATCCTTATACTCTGCGCCTTCCATGTTGCCCATCCTA